GCCAAGGAGGCCAAGCTGTGAGCCATCTTGTTAACGCCAACAAAATGGTCGTCAGTAAAACCCCGCGCACAGACCGACAGCCGGTTGTCACCGTGGCGTTCCAGCACTTCGTGAAGGCTGGCTTCGCCCGTCAGCTAGAGAGGCAACTGGCTGGAGCGAACAAGCGCATCAAAGAACTCGAAGCCAAAGTGAACGAGTTGGACGACCTCAAGAAATGGTTGGAGGGACGATGAAATTAACCGAAGGACACAAGAGAGTGCTTTTTAATGCAATCAACGGTTTGCCGGTAAAACGATGCTGCTTATTCTGCGGACACAAGCAGCTCAATTTAGACACTGTAATCGACACAACAGAATACAACGATGGAATACCGGCAGCACTGATTCAGGGCGCAGGACACATTCCGTTTGTTCAAGTTATCTGCGCTCAATGCGGATTCGTCCACCTCTTCAACGCCATCGCTTTAGGTGTGGTCGATAAAGCAACCGGAAAGATGAGGGAGGAGGAATGAACATCCCAATCGGACCAGCCGCATTCGTGTTCCGTCACAAGCGAACCGGCCAGATTGTCGTCGTACCCAACGAACGATGGCATGAATTGTACGACAAGAAGGATGACTGGGAACATACTGCGAGCGTGAATGCTTGCGGAGCTTTACAGTACATCATCGACGCCAAACCGGCTGAACGGAAACGATACATTAAGTCACTTACGGAGAAACCATGAAAAAAGAAAAGATGACGCGAGTCGTCACAATCGATACGCAGCTCCATGACGACCTCAAGGAGTTCTGCAACCGCAACGGACTGAAGATCCAATTTGTCGCTCGGGAGGCGCTAAGGAAGTACATGGAAACTCAACATACGACGCAACCGTTGACTCCCTGCGCCGCTACCGCCCAGTAGCGATTCGTACCGTGTGGTACGGACAACACCCTTCGCTCGCTATGAAGCAGTGGGCGGAGGGACAAATTTCCTAAAACTATGAATCTGAGAGACTACCAACAAAAAGCAGTCGAGTGGGCCAAAACTAGCGATGGCCTGATCATCGCACCGGCAGGGAGTGGCAAGACCTGGATTGCCGCGAGCATCATCAAACACTTCCAACATAGCTTGGGTGGGGCTAGATTTGGCTGGCTCGCTCCAACCCGCGAGACATGCCAGCAAGCGCGCACATCGCTCCGTGTTGCCGGTGTACCGGACGAGATTGTGGATATCCGTTGTCCGCATGAATCAGTGGACTTCAGCAAGAAGGACATGCTGATCGTTGACGAAGCGAAGCACAGTCCTGCCGCCGGATGGCGACGCATCATCGAATCCTGTAACGGACCGCGTTATGGCTTTGATGCGACTCCATGGTGCGACGATGAAGAACGCAACGCCGTAACACGAACGCTCTTCCGCAATCGTCAGTACGAAATCAAGCGCAGCGACATCGGCGATTCATTGGCCGACGCTTACCTCGAAATCAGCGATGCCACCGACCTCAACATCCAGCAGAAGATCGATGACAACATCGACCGACTCTTCAATGCGCGGCGTCGGTACATGCGGATAAGTGACGACGAATTGAAACGCATGTGCGCCTGGGAATCGCTCGTTGAAATCGGCATCTGCGAGAACCGCGAGCGAAATCAATACGCTATCAACTACGCGCTGGAGCATCTGGACATGCAGACGCTCATCCTTATCCCTCGCATTACGCTGGGCGAGGACTACGAAAAGCGCATTCCCGGTTCACTCCTCGTCCATTCGAAGATTGGCAAGAAGCAGCGCAAGGCGGCGATGGAGGAGTTCAAGGCTGGCAACCTGCGGACCATGATTGCCACATCACTGGCCGACGAAGGACTTGATCTTCCAAATGTCGAACTACTCATCATGGTGAGTGGCGGTCGGTCGTCGCAGAAGACGATTCAAAGGGCGAGTCGCGCATTGCGAAAAACAGATTCCAAAAACTGTGCGACAATCGTTGATTTTTCGGACAAGTTTCATCCCATCGGAGCGTTCCACGCAAAGAAGCGAATGAAATGCTACCGTGAACTAGGTTGCGTTTTCCAATGAGTGCATCAATTACAACAACGAATGAAACAGCCACGCCCACAGAGAACGTGGTTTATCTGATCGGCGAACTACGAGGCATCAGCCGTCAAACCGAAACCAAGACAGGCGCGCTTATGGTGCGCCGCGTTATATCCGTCGCTCGTCATTGGACGGATGCGGACGGCAGGTTTCACGAAGATTACGATGAATTCGAGCTGTCCTCATGGGGGCAGGTTGCCGAGAAGATTATTGAGATTCAGAACGGCGCTCTAGTGCGCGTAAAAGGCCGCGTGAAGGTCGAGAAATGGAGTGATGGCGGTGAAACCAAGAGCGCTGTGCGTATTGCGGCGGAACAAATAACGGTCCTTTGCTACTAAAATGAAATCAAACCAAACAATCGTTGCGGTCGATCCTGGTGTAGGAGGCGGATTCGCGGTCAAAACGGCTGATGAAATTCTGCTCTTTCCAATGCCCGAATCATTGCCCGATATGGCGCAACTACTAATCGGATTCAAATTAGCAGATAGCCACTTGTGGATTGAGAAGGTTCCCAAGTTCGTGTCCAAGCTGACACCCGCCGCAAGCGTTGCCACGCTCCATGAAAACTACGGCATTATCCAAGGACTGGCCTACTCTCAGGGCTATGCGCTTCACCGCGTCGAACCCAAGATCTGGCAGGAACCTCTCGGACTCGGCGGTAGAAAGGCGTGCGCCACTGGTCCTGAGTGGAAGCGAAAGCTCAAGAGCAAGGCTCAGGAACTGTACCCCCATCTGGATGTCAGTCTCAAGAACTGTGACGCCCTGCTCATTCTCCATTACGCTCAAGGAGGCGGCAGATGATTCGTAGGATGAATCGGCCACCGTCGCCTGAAGAGCTGAAGCAAATGCTCATCGCCGCATTCGCAATGGGCGTCGTCATCACCAGCGCATACTTCATTCTCTTTGTCCTCAAATGAGCCAAGAACTCGAAGACATCAAAGAAGAGCTGGCAGAGTACAAATGGATTTCCAAGGAGCTTGCGAAAGCACTTGGCTGCGGATGCACAATCGGAGGAGACTTCGACCTGTGCATCGACTGCACCGGCACACAGAAAGCATACAAACGAATACAGAAAATATATGAGCCTAAACAGTGCGAACAAAATAGTCAGAATCGCTGAAGCCGATGAATCAACGCCACGCATCGATTTCGCGTACATCGACAAGAAGTATAAGGAATGGCTTGTCCGCCGTGGATTCGCCAGCGAAGAGCAAACTGAACTCGGCATGCGACGTTCCGACGGTCGTCGCGGTCGTGCGGTCAAACGAATCAATTCCGATGAAAGCATCTGAAATATCCCGAGAACAACTCTTGAAGGAAGCTCCGCGCCTCATTGACTATGCGATTCTTCGAGGTTGGATGAGCAAGCCAGCGAAGCCAAAACGCAGCGTGGATGGCGGATGGCAAGCGGTTGGAGTCGGCCATCTCGACGACGCTTCTGAAGATGAAATACAAGAACTCAGGAAACAGCTCAGTGGAGGTTGAACTCCTGTCCGACGACGTAGAAATACGCATCGGAGAAACCAAGTGGTCAGGCGTGGCCTACATGCGCGAGGGCAAGGCCAAGATCTACGTTCGAACGAAAGCTGAATTCAAAGCTAAGTTCGTCCTGATAGATGCGAAGCCCTAAACTTTACATCGCCGCACAAGAGCAGCTCTTTGCGAAGTTTCAGTCGCGCTCCATCGCCATCCAGCATTGGAGCAAATATCTGATGACTCCCAAAGAGCTTGCTCTCCTTTTCAGCAAGTTAGAGAAATCAAATTCAGTCCTCTCCGAAATCGCCAAGACTGATCTTGGTCGAAGCGGGGAGATAGCGAGAAAACAACTTGGAATCGAATGAATCAATCAAAAGTAGATCGTGCGCGCGCATGGCTGCGTAACACGCCAGGAGCCGTCTCGGGTCAGAATGGGCATGGAGCAACCTTCGCTGTGGCAACCTCGCTCATACACGGTTTTGAGCTGAATGCGGGGGATGCTGAAACGCTCATGCATGAGTACAACTCGAAATGCCTCCCACCGTGGAAGCCGAACGAATTGGCGCACAAGCTCGATCAGGCGTCCAAGGTTTCGCACGACAAGCCGCGCGGATGGCTTCTGGAATCGCATCCCAGCATCGGTCAGGGCGGCACTCCAGTATCTCCAACCGGTAAGTTCGTGGTGCGAAAGATCCAAGCAATTCCGCAATCGGACTTTCGATTTTCAACCATAGATTTCTTAAAAGCCTGCTTTGAACCAGACGAAGTTGTCTGCATTTGCAACGACATCGTCAGCGACGATGAAGGTCGGACTCGGCCAAACTCCAAGGGTACATTCCTCAAGCGCGACGAATGGATTGAGAAGCATTTCACGCCGCCAATTAGTTCCATGTGGAACGGCCCTGACAGCCGTGGCGCATACGTCCGCGTCAACCCATGCTTCGATGAGAGCGGTTCTGATTCCGGCGTGGCAGCATTCCGCCATGTCCTCGTTGAGATGGACGAGAAGACCAAGGACGAGCAATGGACGATCCTCAAGGAGTCCAAATTGCCGATGTCCGTCGTCATCGATTCCGGTGGCAAGAGTTTGCACGGCTGGGTACGAGTCGATGCAGCGAACAAGGAGGAATGGAACGAGCGTCGTGATGTCGTCTATCGCCAGTTAGAGACGCTCGGCATCGATCCGAAGAACAAGAACGCGAGCAGGTTCTCTCGTCTTGCCGGTGTAATGCGCGATGGCAAGGAGCAGAAGCTGTTGGCCATCAATGTCGGGTCGGTCAACTGGGATGCGTTTACGGACTATCTGGAGTCGCAGGACATGCCTCAGGAGTTCTCGCTCGATAGCATCATCGAGTACGACCCTAAGAATGATCCTGACAATCTGATCGGCGACAGATGGCTACGTCGCGGTTCATCGCTTCTCTTTGTAGGCCAAAGTGGTTGCGGCAAAAGCTCGATGGCCGCGTATCAGGGGATGAAGTGGGCGTCCGGTGAAGCGTGGTTCGGCGTAAAGCCTGTGCGCGCGCTGAAGGTGGCCTACATCCAAGCCGAGAACGACATTGCCGATCAGCATGACGCACTCAAAGGCGCTGCTCAGATGACGTTCGGAAAAGAGAACTGGGAGCGAGGATTGCGGAGTGTTGACATGCTCTTCTTCCGCGAAACGGTTCGCACCGGAACAGACTTCGCCACAATGCTCCGCCGTCTCGTTCGCAAGACCAAGGCTGACGTTGTTTACATCGATCCGCTGCTCTCCTACATGGGCGGCAATCCTGCTGACATTGAGGTATGCGCGAACTTCACGCGACATCTGCTCCAGCCGATTATGATGGAGACAGGCGTTGTCCTGGTGCTTGTCCATCACTTCCCAAAGCCGAAGGGCAAGGACGACAAGCCGGAGAGCGTGGCAGATTTGGCCTACTCAGGATTCGGATCATCGGACCTGACCAACTGGGCGCGCGAGGTGATTGTGATGAAGGAGGTTGGCTTCAACAATCCGCGCAAGTTCATGCTTGGCATGGCGAAACGGGCAGACCGTTCCGGCATGACAGACAAGGACGGAAAAGTCACCGGATCGATTATGATCCAGCGTGGAACAGGCGGCGACATCTCATGGAACTACGCGGAGCCTGAGAAGTTCGTCGTTGATAAGGAGTCGGCGAAAAAGCCGTACTCCAAAGGACGATATCCTAAGCGTTAGCCTTCTCACGCATGGCGCGGCGACGGCCTTTCGCGGCGAGCGATTGGAACTTCGCCTTGCCGAGCTTCTTACGTCCGATGTAAGCGGCGAGAGCGCCAGGATCTTTCACGCCTTTCTTCTCAAGCTCACCAACGAGCTTCTCGTAACGTCCGCCACCGCCAAGTCGCATCTTGTCCATAAATTCAAATAGGGTTTGAGGTTAAAACCGACAGAACAATCGCCAGAATCCAAGCGGCGCAGCTCCAAAATTTAGGCGTCGTCTTGTCCTTCGCACTGGCGCAGTTATGCCGCGCGCGGAAATTCTTACGACGCTCAGGATTGTCGCGTTTGATTTCCATGTTGGCGTCTCCAAAGCGAACCTTGATGACGTTGCCGTTGTCATTCTTGACGTACACCGCGCTCTTCTTCCGCTCGCCAGGAGTGTAGAACGGCTTGTTGAGCGTCACCTTACGACCCTTGTAGGTGTTACCTTTTTTTGAGAGGGAGGTTTTCATTAGTCGCGGCGACGAGTTTGACGGCGCATTTCCTGAAGCTGCTTCTCTTCAGACTGACCTTCTTCCATCTGCATCATGGCTCGGTCAGTTTCGAGCTTCAGCATTCTCGACCAGTTTCGATTGAACAAATCTATCTGCTCCTTAGAAAGCTGACTGATAGGAGTGGTGACAGTCTTGACGTAGGTTGGCGACTGAAGCATTCGGCCCACAGCGGATTCACCGGAATCTCCAATAGCCTTCAAAACCATTCGACGGCCAATAAACCCAACAAGACCGCCACCAATCGCACCGCCAGCAACACCAGCAGGCCCAAGTCCGCTGGCAATGTATGCGCCAGCAGTAGCAAGCGTTGGGACGATAGATTTTGAAACAAGGCTATCACCCTCCTTGGATGCAACAGCCAACTGATCCGCAATCGTGCTAATCTTGTCCACACCTCCAGCACCAAACAACTCGTTTACAAGCGCGTTGTACTCTCCTGGCTTTTCGCCACCAGCAATCAACGCTTTCATCCTGTTCGTGTCGATGGCCTTTTTTCCATCAACAAACGAGTCTTTGACGATCCGACCGAGGACAATGTTTTGAGCATCAGCCAGAAGGTCTGGCCGACTTTCCTTAAGGATCTTCGTAAACTCCTCCGCCCTCTTGACCGGATAAACGCCACCACCCTTGGACTTAAGAAAATCCACAATGTTTCCGGCGGGGATGTTTCCGTAGAGTTCTCCACCCCTAATTGCAGAAGCGACAACCTGCTGGAAGTCTGTGGCAGTCTTTGACTGTTCGGTGACGTAATCGTTCAACTCCTTGAGCATTGTGTTTGCGTCAGGATTTGATGCGATTTGCTTGAGAACATCGTCATCAATGGCGACTCCCTTCTTAACTTTTGATTTGATGTCGGCCAGCAAAGAGACGACCTGCTTTTGAGCTTCAACATCTTCACCTGGCTGCGCTAAAACACCCTTGAACTCACGACTAGCGTTTTTCTTCTGAAAATCAGAAAGCCGTTTTTTAACGTCTGCAACTTCTTCTCGGTTTTTCTTAAGCCTATCTTCCGCTCCCGTAATCTTGTTAGAAACGTCAGATTGAAGCAAATCTGATTTTGCTGTCAGTTCTTCAAGACTTGATTTGAGCTTTTCCTCATCTTTGAGAATTGATGTGTATCTTGATGCGACATCTTGGATTTGCCCGAGACTGGGGAAAAATTCGTTTACTACTTCCTTTGACAACTTATCACGACCAGCTTTTGCCTCCGTCAAAGTGTTGAGAAACTCGACAGGATTTTTGCCACGAATCTGATTGTAAATGTAGTCCGAAAGAACTGGCTTCACATTGGTTTCCCAAGTATCACCGGCCATGTCCTTCAGAACAGCAAGCGTAGTTCCGCCGCGAGGACCAATAATGGCCGACACTGATTCAGGTGCGCCACCGCCTTCTCCAATGCTGCGAAGAATGCGGTCAACGTAAGCTCCCTTAAATCGGCTGATTCCTTCAGCGTACTTTCTGTTTTGCTCGGCAAGATCATCTCGAAGTTTAGGATTTGCATCGAACGCCGCAGTCATCTGCTCGTTGATCTTGTTGAGCTTTTCCCAGCTCTCGAAGAACCCTTGTTGAACCGGAGCATTGAAGTCGAACAGTCGATAAATTTGGGAGCGGATCTTTCTAAGATCTTCCAAGCTCTTGGTTTGAAGACCATTTCCAAGATCAACCTGAACGGTCGTTGCTTGCAGGTCAGGCCTGATTTTTGCGAAACCCTCCTCTTGTTCAGCGTCAAATACGTCTCGGAGCTTGTTCCCCTGCTCGCCAACAATCGTTCCAGCTTCAAAAGCCGACACAGGCTTTCCGCTGACAAATCGATCATCAAACCCTTGTTGGATTCGTTTCACCTGATCTTGCAGGCCAGCAATTTGCGCCTCAATTCGAGTACGGTTGGCGATGTCTTCAGAGCCAAGGTTTGCTCTTTGGTTGCTCAAGCGAACAATGTCATCTTGAAGCTCAACAGCTTCCATTTGAAGACGGCCTTCTGCTGCTCTAGCAAATTTAAGAGCGCGCTGATTTCGTTTGTCTTTGAATCCAGCAGTTTTCTGAAGCGACTCGTCAATTTTTCGAGTTGCCTGCTCGGTCAGTGCATCAGATTGGCGTACAACCGACTCAACGACAGATGGGTTGACATCGGTTTTCCCAGAAATCCTTCCAAGCTCACCAACAATGGCCTGAGTCAAATCATCGCCAGAAAGACCAGACCGTCGCCCCTGAACAACCGACTGCTCCAGAAACGATTGAACGGTGTTTCTAAAGTTCTCAACGTCCTGAGGAGATGATCCTGAGAACGCTGGATTATAGAACGTGTCAGCAACCTGACGAGAAAGGGCTGGGTCGATGCCTCCAGCATTTCCGAGTTCTTGGCGAATTAAATTGGCGCGGTCTTCCAGAAACTTCTGAGTAAAAGGACGTTGCATTTCACCCGCAAAAGCAGCGGGGAATTTACCAACTGATGGCGCGCCTGAAACCGCTCTTGTAGCTGCCCCAACACCGCGAACCGTGGTTGATATGGCAGGAAACAAAACGCTTCCCATTGCCGTTCTCAACGCCATCTCTCCGCCGGTAACATCTTCACCGAAAGATTCGATTCCAGCTTGAGCAAAAGACTGCGCGCCACCAGCGGCGGCTTCTTTCCTAACTTGTGCGCCAAAAGTTGCTTGCTGCGGAACTCCAGTTTCGCTCGTCAACAAACGGCGAACGCCTGTTCCAGTCCCCGGTTTTGCGATGCTTGGAGTAGGAACGCCGGATGCAGCAATCTGGAAAGGCCGCATTTTCTCAGGTTCCAACAACTGAGAAGTTAGCTCCAAACCAATGTTGCCAAGCACCTCTCCAGCAACAGTTTGTCCACCAGGAACAAAACCAAGGGCTAAAGGCCCACCGTATCTGACGGTGTTTGCAGCCACTTTTCTTGCCCTCTTGCCCTCAAAGTCGGCCAAGAACTGTCTTTCTTTGTCCGTGAAATCCTCGTCAGGCAGCGGCTCGTAATTGCCAGAAACAAACTTCTGAAACTTACGCGCACTGTCAGGACCAAGGTAAAAATCAGCCTGCTGAACAATCGGATCTTGAGACTGAAATCGTTGCTGGCCGACTTTTGCGGACTGCTGAACAGCTTGATTTAGTGCTGCCGGTGAACCTGCGTCTTCAAAAACAACTTCAGGTTTCCGCATCGGAGGAGTTTGCGGCGTAGACAATGCGACAGGTTGCTGCTGAGTTGCCTGAACCTCGTCGTCAAAAACAATTTCAGCCATGTTCGTGTTTACTTGATGGTTGCGGGTCTTCCACCGACTGAGATTCTGGTTCCAACTGGAAGATTTGCCGACTGAGCTTCTTGGATTGAGTTAAACGACCGAATTTCAGACTGTTGTTGAGGGGCCGTCTCAACACCTAAAATCTCATCCGCCCTACGTTCAAGTTCGTTGACGTAAGCTCCGTATTGCGGGTTGGAAGTGATTCCCTGCATCCTCAGCTTCTCAACACGGTCTTTGATTGAGCGAGCGGTGATTTCTTTGAACGTATCGATACGGTCAGAGAAACCAACGTCTGTCGGCTTTCCGATTGAAGACGTAACTCGATCAACTTCAGTTTTGGTCAACGCTTTACCGCCGCGTTTGAACAACGCGCCAGTTCGCATATTTTCGTAAAACTGATTTACGGTTTTCTCGGGCAGTGAACCGCCAAACACTTCACCGGCTTTCACCTTGATGTTGAATGCTGGACCGAAAATGTCCTGGCTGAGATAAGGCTCAAGCGGCTTAATACCGTTAAGAACAGCCTCGGAAAACTCAAGTTCGTCCAGATCGAGCTTAGTCGGAGCGGGTAGTTTGCCTCCAGACTCTGCTTTGGTTTTTGCGGTGTCGGCCTTTTGCTGATTGATATCAAGCTGTCTACCCTTGGTTTCAACATCAAGCTGATACCTCTTTTCCTTAAGCAACGCTTCCTCTGTTTTAAGAGCTTGATCAAACTCAAGCCTTGCTTTGTCGATGTCGATCTTAGATGCACCTTCCCTCGTTAGCCTATCAAGATTGGACGCAGCAATTCTCAATTTATCTCTTGAAATATCAAGGTTGCCAAGAAGAGAGGCAGTCTTAGCTTCTGATTGTCCAATCTTTGAGGAGCCTATTTTTTCATAATAGGCGTTCATTTTCTGAACGTCGATGTTAGGACTTCCGTCTTGATTGAATCCTATCCACGCTCCGGCATCGATTGCCTTGTTTATCGTCGATGCCCTCAGTGTGTTGGAGGTAGCTTCTGCCCTGTCTCTGGCTTTCAGGAGTTCAGCGCGAGCAGAATACTTCTCCAGATTGTTGAGCATCTTGTCCGCCTCAAGTCGGTATTGTTTAGACTTAAAGGCGGGGATGACTGGAAACTTCGCTTTTGCGCTAGGGTTGTCGAGATAGTCTCCGACCTGCTTGCTGAGTTCTGAAAATGCGTTGAACTCATCAACCTGAGCTTTTTGTTCGCCAATCGCATCAGCAAGAGTCATGTCTCGAATCTTGTTCTGAAGCGCCATGCCCTGCTGCTGGAGCAACGATTCAGCCGTCTGCATCTGCAACTGCTCCATCATCCGCTGCTGCGTCTGCGCGCGGTCGAACAGCGATGCGCCTAGCTGAAACGCTTGAAGAGATTGGTCGGCCATAAGATTTAGAGTCCGAAATTGGA